TTACTTGGTGATATTGATCTTGAACGTCTGTGGGCTGCGGCTGGTCAGTGTGCTGGAAGTCGCACCCGCCCCGGCACCTCCCGCGCGCGTGCCCCCGCCCGTAGGTTTGCCGGTAATCTTATCAACTTGTTTTTGCAGTTTGTCAATTTCTTTTTGCTTTGCCTTAAATTCGGCAGGGGTGCTGGCCTCTTTTTGAAGTGCTTTGAATTTCGTTATCTGCTCTTCCAATGTGCTTACCGTTTCAACGCCCGGAGCCATTTTTGCTCCCGAGTTTTTGGAATACACCTTAACATACTTTTCAAATTCCTCACGTGTTATGCTGAAAACCTCGGCCACCCGTTTGTATGCCATTTCCATTGACGAACCTCCGGCCGCTATGGCTTGCTCAAACATTTTGGTTTTTGTCGTTGTGCTTTCAATTACCCTGTCAGTGTCGGTTATTTCTTTATTCCACCATCCGAATGCATATCCCGCCTCACGTGCCATCATTACTAATGGGTTTCCTTTGGCCAAAAAGTCGGTAAAACTCATATTGGATATGTTATCCATTATCTGACCGAACGCACCCATATCGCCCTGAAGCGTTTTAAATACCAGCCCTAATTGATTAAGACTGTCAAATAACACCCCGCCGACGGCCTCCTGAAAATCCCCGTATTGCTCTTTTAGTTGCGCCATTTTACCAGCGGTTGTTTCCAAGTCCTGCTGCGCACCGCCTCCAAATTTTTTATTTAACTCCTCAATAATTTGAGCTGAATCAGTTGCCCTATCACCGGTCAAGTTTAATTCCAGTCCGTACTTTTTAAGTCCTCGCGTCATTCCGTTTGAACCGGATATTACCGCCTGAGTGGCATCACTTAAACTTTGATTTGTAGCCGCCGCAAAATCGGCAATTACGGGCATAAACTTTTCCACCTCATCCCGCGTCATGCCGTACTGAATCATGGCGGTCATTTGGGTTTTTATGTCCTCATCCCCGAAACGGCTCTTGGCTTTCATCTGGTCTGCCAAAACCCCGAGCGATTTCGCCTGTTCGTAATTCGCTCCCGTTAATTGCATGGCCGCATTGGTCAAACGGGCATCTACGTGCTCGGCTTCCATAGCCGCATTAACAACGGCCTGAGTAAATTCCAACACACTGCCAACCGCCAACGCCCCGGCTATCGTTCCGCCCAAGCCGCCGATGGCACTGTCAAATTTTGCCACCTTCTGCTGGACATTACCTAACTGACCGCTCACACGGTCTTTTAAATTCAGTATGTATTGAACATTGTAGCTACTCATTCTTTTTCCATTCTAAACGGGTTGCCCCGATTGATATTAAGTACTCTGCCCTCCCCCACAATAACGCGAACCTGTCCACGTCCTTCGGTTCTTCGTTAAAAAAAAAGTGGATCAGGGCCATCTGCTGACCCCAACCCACCTCATCCTTACCCAAGCGATACCGTTCTAATTTTTTTTTAAATCGCCCTCGTATATCTCTATCAACTCGGCTGCTTTCAATGCCGCGCTGAACTCCAGCTTTGGGTTTTTCCACACGATGTCGGGGGTCTTGCTATAATCGGCACACGCCTTTAATAACACCCGCCCGGCTCCGGCTATGTCGGTACCGCCCTTTGGTCTTGTCAGTGCCATAAATGCCGCCGCCAATTCCTCAAACGTGGGCTCTCGCAGGGGTATGATAATCTCGCTTTCGTTGTGGGTAATGGTGATTTGCATTACTTAGGATTTGTATTCTACATGAGAAAGAACCAGGTCAAACGAACGAACGAACGCCGTATCACCCTGTGATGCCTCTACACCGTCGTTGGTGAACTCGGCATTTTTCAGGATGTGTACCCGTGGGCTGGTCGGATTACCAAAAACCACCACGATATCAAACGCTGGTAGGGCCAACAAGGAGCGGTTAGGAGCTGCATCACGCAGCTTTTCCACGTCCTCCATGTGAATATCAATCGAACCCGATGCATTAATGGATGCACGCCCACGGCTTACGGCATAGTTTCCAGTGCCGAAGTTGTTTTCCTTTGTCTGCTCTTCAGTGTAACTGATAGCCGATATACCAGCGAGTGGCACACCGAGCAGACTTATTGTTATGCTTGTGAAGTCGTAAGACCTTCCGTTTACTAATGGAACTGCCATTTTATTATTGATTGAATTGTGCTACAAATCCGATTGTCACTCTAATGGTTTCGGCCTCACCTACGGGTATGATTTCCACTGCGATATCCACGCGTCCCGTACTGAGTACGTTTTGGGCGGGGTTGATTATTACCCGTCCTGCGCTGATTTCGCCGTCGATTACCATCTGCCCTGCGGCCACGTCATTGAAACGGCCTCCGATTACCTGATCACATTCGTTGCTGAATACAGCGATTGTGGCCTCGGATAGCGTTCCGTCTGCATTAACGTACAAAGGTGAACTGAGCAAGGGCAATAAACGCAGACGAATTAAGCGGATGGCCTTATCCATTACCCGGTTATTGCTTATACGTGCGAAGTCGCTTGTATTGCTTACCGCCGTTTTTTGGTTATCCCAATAAGACCCGGCCAGACCGTCATATTTCTTAAGGTAAATATACCCGTATGCCGTAAGTTGATTTTGCAGAGAAACCGATACGTTTGTCCATGCAGTTGAAGGTAATACCTTAATGGCCTCCAGGTTTGTCCCGTCGCTGGTGTTGAATTTACCTACCCATGCCATGCTTTCATGCACGGCGGCGAATGATACCGTACCAAGTGCTGCTCCCAATGCCGCTACTGTATATGGTTTGGCATTGAATACTTTGCGGATTCCGCTTGCATTATCTCCGGATATAACCACACTTACACGGGGAGCGGTTAATGCAGTAATGTTCGGTAACGTGGCAGGAGTTAATCCCGTCATGTTTGCAGCATACAACACGCTCAATGGTCTGTCGATGTTTGCCTGTCCGTTGGCCGCTGTCTGCAACGTAGTCACATCACCACTGGTGAATGTATCTACATGGTTGAACACGCCTATTTGCTTAATTTCACCGCCGGCAAAGTTTTGCAGTGTGGCTATTGCCGTAAGGTCGGGATCGGTATTGTCGTAAATACCCACGTAAAGCACACCTTTGGGCTGCATACGGAAGTATTCTTTGATTTGGTAATAAAACACATCAATGTTTCCGGCTACGCCACCCGTAAATTGGGTAATCGTTCCTACCGTACCGCCTCCGCCTGCATCCAAAGCAAGTTTTGAACCCCCGTTAATCAATGCACCCAAACCGACTGGAGCAGTCAGGGCTACGTTTGCACCTGAACCTGCAGCCGTGTAACCGTATGGGTTAAATACGATGTCGTTCACGGATGCACGAAGTCCTACGGCGATGGCAGTTGCACTGTCACCAGTTTGGATGGTGTACTGACCTATGGTTACCGGTCCGTCACCTTCATTTATGGTTATTTTCACGATACTTCCTGCAGTACCAGCTCCCGTAATCAATACGTTACCGCCTGTTGCAGTCGTTTCATCGGTTGCTACCGATGTAATTCCCGCAGCTTCGGCCTCAGCAAGTGATAAAAATTTCTTTTCGCGTGCTGCCGTGGTGAAACCTGAAGGCAGTTTGGCGTTAGCCTGGTAGAATACCATTCCGCTCACGTAGTCGGAACCGGGTAACGGACGGCCTAACCCCCCGTTATTGCGTATAAATTGGATTGTTGACATTATTTTTTAGCAGTTTTTTTCTTTGGTTTTACTTCGACTTCTGCCTCTACTTTATTCTCGGGGAATTTAGCGTAAGTACCACGTATGGTAAAGGCATGATTGCGGGCGGCTGATTCGTTCCAAAATGCGTTGCCGTCTGAACAGATAAAAATGTTTTCTTTTGAAGGATTCTCCTTCAGGTAGATTTCGGCGATTGCTTGTAAGTCCATGGTAAATAAAAATAAGGGGGCGGCTTTCACCCCGCCCCCGTGTTATTATGCGGCCTGAATGATCGCACCAACGCCTGCGCGGTCGGTACGGATGATGGCTGCGGCATGCAGTACCATTGCACTGAATACCGAACCGTAATACTCAGGTTTGTTTTCGTCGGCATAGATATTGATGGCTCCAAGTGCGTTGGAAACCGTATCTGCCTGGAAGAACAACCCTGCTAAATTATCAGTTGTAGCGGTAGCGGCTCCGATTGCTTTTTTTACAGGATCGCTGGCGTTGTTATACACAACTGGAGCATTGTAAACGTAAATGTCAAAACCTGCAAGACGGTTAATCACTCCCTCAGGAAGTGTAACACGGCCCATAATGTCGGTTTGAATCAGATTGGTATCGGAAAACAATTCCCAATACATACCGGTGTCAAGCACCAAAATACGTCCGGCTTTCGCTACTTTGTCACGATCCATACGCTCGGCAGCTTTGGTGATTTCGGCATAAGTCAATTTCTTACGTGTACCTGTTGCACCAGGTGCTAACGTAGTACCGTTAGAACCGCTTGTGCGGATGATACGCGCTGCATCTGACGTTCCTGATACCGCCCAAGCCTGAGCAGCTTCAAGAGCCACACGCTCATTGATTTTACCTGCGTGCTGACGAAGTACGCTGGACTGCTTGTCGTAACTGATTTGGAACGCTTCCCAATCCTGAATCAAAGTCGGCTCGGTACCGATTTGTTTCAAAGAATAAGTAAGGTCATTGTCAGTACGCTGGCTGATAGTCAGCGGAAAAGACGAGGGGTTTACCTGAACGGCGGGTAGACTTCCCGCGTTAGGTACGTGAACGATTGAGTTGTTCACGTAAGCGTCGTGGTTAGTCGAGCGGCGAACCCATTCTGCTCCCTCAAACAGTTGGTCCTTAACTTCCGCTACCCACAGTTCCTTGTTGATTGCCATTTTGCTTTATTTTGTTTTTAATTAAACCTTAGTTTTGAGCACCTTTGCCCACGTACACGAATTTATTACCCTGCTTAATTAGCTGGTAAACCACCGTTTTATTAACCGAAACCGAATCCGTAACACCTTCCACGTTAGTACCGAAAATTACGGCACGTTTGGCAGTTTTGGCAGTCACGGCAACAAACACGGCTGCTCCCGTTTGGGCTGATACCGTTCCGTAGTTCAATGTCAGGTTACCCGTAAGCGAGTCCATGTTTATGAACGTCAGGTTGTTTCCGGTACTTATTGAATAAGTGGCGGTATATGCCGGGGTCAATTCGGTAGCTAATCCATTAGGCCATGTAATAGTCTGAGCCGATACGGCCACGGTAACGAGCGCGAAAAGCGCGATCATGATTTGTTTCATCGTCCTACTTTTGAAATGATTTTGTTGAATAAATCAGGGTTTTCCTCTTTCATTCTTGATAATGCTGAAGGGTCTTTGGCTTTCCAGTCACGGAATGTCCAATTTGCCCGTTCGTCGGCGGTGTTTGTGATGGCTGCGCTGATAGAAACGTGCGGCGTAGGCACGGCATTTACCAATACTTTAAACCCTTCAAGGTCTGCTTTGGCTTTGTCCATGAGTACGGCCTTCTCTTCGGCTTTGAATTTACCGAGTTTGATGGCGTTTTCAACTTCCACCTCGGCGGCCTTTTCCATTTCGGCGGCTTCTTTGGCTGCTTTCTCGGCTTCCATTTCGGCTACCTTTGCCTTTTCTGCCTCCAATTCGGCTTTCAGTTGCTCCACCTCGGGATTAACCTTTACCGCTTCGATGGCTTCGATTACCTGCTCCTCTGTCGCGTTTTCGCTCAGGTTAAGGTATGATACTACTTTATTCATTTTGCTTTGTTTAAACTTATTGTAGACTTCAGCAACCGCGCTCAGGTTTACCATGGCGGGCTGCTTATAGATTTCGTCAATTAACTTCAATTCTTTGGCCTGCTCCGCGTTCATCCACGTTTCATTTTCCAACATAAGCATCATTTCTTCTTCACTCATGCCGCCTTTTTCCGTGAATATCTTTACCAATGTGGAGTTGATGGCGTTTAGGGCGTTCTTGGTTTTGTCATCTTGTGGAACATCGGTATATGCCAAGTGAACCATCATTAATCCATGGCTGACCATGTATGATTTTTGCCCCGCCATTAATATAACCCCGGCAATGCTGGCTGCTATTCCGTCGTTCCACGTGTTTATTTCGATGCCTTTTTCTCGGTAGGCCATAATCGCCCCGAAAATGCCTAATCCGTCGGTAACAAGACCGCCGTTTGAGTTAATACGCACGTTAATCTTACGCGCTCCGGCACCTTCCACCGCCCAACGCAGTTCATCTAAGAATTGACGGGCATTAACACCGAAACCGATATCATCGTAAAGGAAAATATCGGCCTCCCCGTTGGTAAAATTGCGAATGTAGGATAGCTTTTCTGCCATTTCAACACAAAATTGCCCACATATTTGGTTTGTTTTACGAAATGGGGTATATTTGGGGGCATGGAAAATGCAAAAAAGTATTCGCGTACCATTAAAATTAAAGAGTACGATACGGTTTTACATGAGTTCAAGCGTAACTGCGACAAGGACGGCACCAATATGACCGCCCAAATACGTAGAATGATACGTGAATTTAATCTGAATAAGCGGACAAATACCCGATACTAAGGGTCTTCGTCAAAGTCACCAGCCGTGCGTATGTTTGCATCGGTATTCGGGTTGATGATTAAGTCACCCGTAAGCTGGATGGTAAGCGGAGCGGGTACCAATGTCATGCTGCCCTCGTCCACGGTTTCAATAAGGCGCGTTCTGAAGTCAATTTCCCATACGATCACCGAAGGATGGTTGTTATCCTCACGTTCGGCCACCCTTTGCAGGGGCGTAAAGTCGTCCGACTGCAAGCCGTTGATGGCCATGTATAGCTTGTTCACTATCGGCTCGTATTCCTCAAAACTGACCGACTCCTCGTGCATGCTCCAAAAGCACGCATACAGGGTAAGGGTTACGTCCGCGCTCTGTTGGTTTGCCGCTAAGTTGGTGTTGTATGCCTGGGCGTTTGCCTCGGTCCATGTGATGGATGAGAAACCGATGAACACCGCTGGAAAGTCAAACGGCAATTCGTTGGCCTCGTTATTGGTTTGATTATTCCATTTAGCCACGTGGTTCACCTCGGGCACGGCATCCGCTATCCGATTGTAAACGGCTTTGTATAGTTCTAACTTCGATCCCATGCCTCACCTAATCTTGTTTCAATGTTCTGCTCCAATGTCTGCGAATTACCAATAAATTGGCGTTTAGGTATTTCGACCTGCTTAGGTTCTTTCAATAATCGCCCGAATAGTTTACGCTGCGTCCATTTTGCACCGTCGTTATGGTAGGGTGCATAAGGTACACCAGCGACGCCTATCACTACCTTGTATTCGGATGACTGCAATACTTTAATTGAGTTTACCATGATACCTTTGCCCCTCAATATCCCGCGCGTCCGTGCTGCCCCCGTGGCCGTTTCATAAGCCAGCGTTCCGGGAATTCGCCGTTGTACCTCAGTCCACTTCTCCAATGACTGGTCTGTAAAACCCTCATTCCTGAATGAATCTTTAAAATGGCGCACGGCCATATTACCCGCCATGTTCCGCGCACGTTTCAGGTTCTGCTGAAACTTTTTCTGCTGCTTTTTCATGGAGTCAAGGAAGTTCATATCGGCAAAGGTAAATTAAAGTTTACGTCCTTCAGATATTTAAACTGCTCCGGCACGTTAAAGTACGGGTGCTTTTCCTTATCGTATATCATCCTGTCTTTACCCGGATTTACCCGAAACAACGGCGGCACCTGGGTATTGATTTCGGCACGTTGCGCCCTGCTCAACTTTGCGCTGGTCGGTTCGTCGTCGGCCTCCACTAAAAAGCATCTGCAGTTCCAGCCGTTCTTGGGTGCGTAGGTATTCCAAAACGGGTCGCCAATCGGGTACACCAGCCCGTCCAATGCTTCGTGTTCCTCACGTACGTTGGCATCGTTTTGGGTTTGGTACATCAGCTTCTTTACTCCCGTTGCTTCAAACTCGCTCCACTCCCTTGCGGCCAACGATTGCTGGATGGCCGTGTTGTATTCGGTTTCCAGGTGCGTTTGGTTATACATATCCCACATTTGGTCGGCCTGTTCTTTGAAGTCGGCAAACGGACGTATAAACCCCTCGGGATCTACAATGGCCGTCTGAATATCCAATACCTCCTGAAATGTCTTGGCCGCGCTGAACTCGTAAATGTTTAAGCGTAGGTCGGATAGCATACGCCAATTAGGTGAGCGCAGGGCGAAGTCGTCCAGCTTACCGCCGAAGCCCTGAAACACGGCGCGTTCCAACTTATCGGAAAGGAAGTTATACAACGGCAACGGCAGATTTGTCGGGGTGTAAGTTCCCGAGTAGATAAGCCTCAGCAGTTGTTCAATTTCCTTGGACGTCATATAGGGATAACGGTGTTGATCTCAAAGGCCAAAGGATAGGTACCGTTCACCGTTGCCCATCTTGCTACCACCTTACCGTTTGAATCAATGGTGACGGGCACATTATATGCACCGCCGCCCTCCACTGCCAACGTGATAAGCGTTCCCTCGGGGTCAAAGATGACATGGTTAAGGGTAAACAAATCCTCATCAGTAGTGCGCGTTCCTGACGGGCCGTTAATCTGTACGCAGGAAATAGTCAAGCGGTTACCGGTTACGATTATTTTGAAGTTACCCGTTTTGGTTATTCCGGAGGCAAAGGTCACGATATCTGATCCGAATGTTTCATGAAGGTATATCCAGTCATTTAAGTTTACATCACCAGTGGTTGATGTACCCGTTACGATATCGGCCTGTGGTAATTCGTAGGTATTGTTTGACGTTCCGTTTTGGAATGTCTTTAATCCCGCCGAATCAAAAGTACTTGTGTCAATGCGCAGAAAAGTTGTGGTTCCGTTCCATCCTGCAAGGTTGTTTGCAGGCACGTTAAAAAACCCTTCGCCTTTAATGTAAACCACACCGCCCCCGATACCGATTGTAATTGAGTTCGGAAACTTACCGCCCGTAATCCATACCGCACCCTTCGTTCCACATAGGTCGTCAAGCCAGTCAATCATCGGCCCCGACAATTCGCCCTGCAACCAGCGTATGTCATCCAGCACCAGCGGAAAACCGCCGTTTATATCCGTTTTTAGTCTTTGGTAACTCATATCAATATCGTTTTATTAAATAGTTTGTAATCCCTGCTTTGCGAAACATATCCACCTTGCCGCGCATCTGTATGTTGTCCTCGGTTCCGTTGGTTTCGTAAGTACCGCCTAATGCCGTTGGCACCCATACCGTAAACGCGGGGAACGTACCCTGCTCGGATAGGTTGTAAAAGTATTCGGGTGCTGCGGCCTCAGCATTATTGTATAGGTAGATAGGCGGGTTGTTTTCGGCCTTATTGTACACGTATCGTAATGCGTTGTTTGCCGTGGTTTCAATGTAGATGATATCCACCCCTGCTATTTGTTGGCTTCTGATATTTGGGTTATACACGGCAATGGTATTGTATTCACCGTTAAGGTAACGTTCCATGTGTACGGTCATGCCATCATAGGATAAATAGTTTACCATTCTGCCCCGCCATGGAACCATAAGCGTGGCATTGATCGTTCCGAGCGGAGCAAGTAAGGAATAAATCCAGCTACGCATGGCAAGTGAACGCACAAACCACGGGATAAACCTATTGACTAAATCAGGAAAACTGATATTAAACATTCGGCGTAAAGGTCAATGTTAATACGTTAGTAGCAAGGTGCCCCGCGTTTGATTGGTATTCCTGCCCTGTCAATGCCAGCACGTTAGTGTACGGCAATACGCCATAGGTGGCCTGCAATGCCGATAAGGTGAAATTAACCACCCCCTGCGCCGCCTGTATGGCATCAACCAAGTCAATAGCCCTCAATTTTCCGTTGAAGTTTACCGTACCCAAGTCGCGCAGGAATAAATCAATGGCATCATTGACAGGATAAACCGTGTTATCGCTAACTAATGCACCGTTGCTATCCAAAACAAGCGGGTCATAAAACACCGTGCCCGTTATGTTTACCGTGTCGGCGTTGGCCGATATGATAGCCACGTTGGTACCGGCATAACGTCGGATGTTCATGTATTGGGTAAATTGAGCCAACTCGGCGGCCGATAAAGCAGCGGCGGTTACTCCCGATAATTTAGCCACCTTCAACGTTACTTGGTTGTTGGCTTCAATGGCGGCGGCAAACTTAACTACCCTATTATTCTCATTTACGGGTTCGTATTCGTACCGCTTTAAAACGACGTTCCACACCAACTCGTCACCCTGCTGCCATTCGGTAGCGATATTGCGATACCAACGTAGTGTACCCG